GTATCTAAAACATAAGGTTGAAGCAATCGACTGGATACTCAATAAAGAAAGTGAACACCATTGGTCGTTCCTTAATTATTGTACTATGCTTGGTTTATCACCCTCTAAGATACAAAACAAAGTTAAAGGATTTATTAATCCTAAATTAACTAAAACTCAAAGATTAATAATGAAACAAAATATAACGAAAGGAAGACAAGATGACAATAGATTACAAGTTTAATGAAAATAAAGTTTTAGAAGATGTAAAGGCCTATGTTGACAAAACATATGACTCACATTATGCTCAAACTAAAAACTATCAGGCAACTGAAATTATCATAGACCAAGGTCATGGTACAGGTTTCTGTATGGGCAATATTTTAAAGTATGCTCAAAGATACGGAAAGAAAGAAGGTCGTAACAAGGCCGACTTGATGAAAGTTATACATTATGCTATTATACAATTATCACAAGACCATTATAATTGTAATTCAAAAATAACAGAACCACAAGAACCTGCTCTTAGGTCTGTGGCGTCTGAGAAATATAACAACTCTTAAACCACTTCCAATATATCTTATCGTTAAAAATTTCTATTAGAGATTGATAGGATATTTTATCTTTTAATATATCGTCTGCTAGACTATCATATTCATAAGTATCTATCTTTACCATGCGATTTGGTTTTATTGTAGATAGTACTATCCATGTTCGTTGTTGTTTATTCATTTCGCTCCAAGCTAGCTTAGGTGGGTTTCTGGAGGGACATACATGAGTACTTATAAGAACCAAGAATTATAGATGTAGTATATAAATGTATCAAAAGATACTATATCGAAAATGCATATCAAGCGTATAGGATGAACAACGCAAACCGATGGCGAACTTATCTATATATTATTGAATGAAAGGTAAAAAATGGTACAACTTATACAAGGTATCATTGACGCCATTCGCTTTCCAACTTTCTCTTATTTTGTTAATAATGATAATGTGGACCCAAATGTGGTCCGTTATTTCAGAACAGAATACGGTTCAAGGTGGGAAGAGGCCCTCAATGAATACCTCTACAATCGCAATAAAAATTAGAAAAGACTAGGAAAAAGAATCTCATAGCCGCCGCTCAGGCGGTTCTTTGAGGTGTCTGCATATGATAGTACCCCCTAAAAATAGGGGATACCATCTAGTTTATTTAAAATGTAAATTTAGTTCCGATTGACCACTTTTGTGTATCAACTGCTGAACCATCATTGTCTGCCATCTCAGCTTCGGCATATACAGTTAGACTATCGTTTAAATCTTTTGCAAGACCAACAGTAGTATAAGTTCCTGTATTTTCTTTATCACCATAACCGACAGATAGAATACTGTAATTCGCACCTACTTCCCAAGCAGTTAAATCTGTAGCAGCGTCTTTGATTGTGTAACTAGACGATACTGTTAATTTTTCTAAACTTGTTTCTGCACTTACACCGTAGTATGATATGTCGTTTACAATGTCATCAGCATAACCTGCTGACACATTACTTCCTAGAATATCAGCAGACGCTGACCATTCATAAGAATCCATACCATTATCTTCGCCAGAAGAACCATCAACAACTGTCAAAGCGTCAATAGATACAGGACCTATTTTGTTTGAATATGCTAATGAGTTTGAACTTCTTGTTCCGTAAGAGAATGAAGAATTGCCACCATATACATTAAAGATAGAAGCTCGTGTAGCAACATTATCTGTATAAGGGTGTGATTGACGACCTACTGAAAGGTCTCCCATTTCTGTATCAAGTCCTACATATGCCAGTCTTGAATCAAAAGTGTCTGAACCAGAATCATCTGTATCCACACCAACTTCTAATTTAGCAAAACCAAGTATTGTATCACCTTCTACACCGAGGTCGATTATCTCGACACCGATTAACGAACCGTTATCTTCAAGCTTATCATAGGCAACACCAGAGGCGTTTTCATCATGTGACCACTTGTAGTTAAAGGTACCGTATGGTATAACTTCAGCTGCGGAAACAGCTGTAGTGAATAGTACTGTCATAGCGACAGCAATATATTTTATCATATTGTTTTCTCCTTAATTTGAGGTATTAAAATTTTGATATCTCGCTTCGCAATAGCTCATAATTTAGTCGTAATATTTATAAGGGATTAGTTATTGACGGGAGCGTTTGCACGCCATTGATAGCATGACCAATATCTTGCTGTTGTCTTATCTTTTGCTGTATCACAATTATGACGAGCACGAAAAGACTTTCTTCGAGCAGGGTCGTCTCGTTTGATAGAGAGGCCTGTCGTATCACCAAAGGAAACCTTGATAATGTTACCTTTAGGATTCTTTACATAAACATAGAACTTCTTACTACCACCTCGTATCGGGTCATTCAGTTTCACCTTCTTACCTTGATACTCAGCTTCTGTAATCTCTAAGTCTTTATAAGTTTCCTCACAAAGACAATCAATGTTCTCTACTTGTTTAAATGTTTTCATATGAATATTTATAAGAGATTTTTCCAGAGAATTTTTTTAGAAGATTTTTCCATGGAGGAGGGTCAGTCTCCCGACCCCCACCCAATACTTATATACTATGACTTGCCTTTGTTGAATAAATCGAGCTGTATATTTTTAAACCTCGATTGTGTTTCTTTCTTACTACGCTTTGCTTCTCGTAGAGAAAGACTGTATAATCTATCCTTTATCTTTAATTTCTGTTTCTTGAGGTCTTTGATGAGTTCTCGATTGTGAAAATTCTTACGTTCTAGATTACCTATCTGTGTATCTAAATGTCTATGTAGAGCCGCAGCTCTAGAGTCAGTAGCAGTTGCCATATATTCTCCTTTTTCTATATTCCAAAAAAAATTGTGAATAAACTCTAAACGAGCATAGCTCAGAATTAGAGTGTACTCAATACTATTTAGTAAAAGAAAAAGTAATAAACAAGTCCACCTATGATAGTAATATCAGCACAGATAGACCAAAGTATGTATAACCTAAACATCCATTTGCTTATTGTGTTTACTAAAGGGCTCTTCGTCATTTGCACCCTCCATCAGTATCGTCAGCATTGTATTCTCCTCTATAGTCGTTATCTAAATCAAAACAGATCCCTTATGTACTCAAACGGGTCTTAGCCAGTTTTTGACATATGACTTAGTTTAAATTAATTGTGTTACCATTGATGTCTTGTTCTTGTGCGTTCATCTGATGGGTCTCTGTTGCGCTCTCTGTCTTACTCTTACTCGTCTCTGTGATAGCGCCACCGACCTTGATGTTTAATGCTTGTGCTACATCTATGTTCATGTTCTTACCTGCCTTAAGGTTTACATCGCCCAGCTGGGATATAAGATTAATGTCTCCGTCTTGTACTTCTATCGTTACATTACTCTTGGCCCCTACTTCTATATTATAGTTGTTACCTTCTTCGCCTGTCGCATTGACCTTGACTCGTAGGCCCTTGTCATATGTCTCTTTACTATCCCCTTGTATATGTACATAGTCATCGGCCGTTACAATGGTATAGTTGTCTTTCTTGACTCTCGTTATTCGTGTGCCATCGTCTCCTATCTCATAGCCTGTACCACTAGCATGTCGCTCATGTATACGCTTAGCCCCCACAGTATCGTCATATTCTCGGAGATGACCGCCCTCTGTCTCGTAGACATGGTTATGGGGATACTTCGCATTATATGAAGTCTCAGGTTCGTCCCAGAACTTACCGTCATCAGCATCTACCGTATCGTCAACAACAGTAGTAGCATCAACATTGGCTACCCCTACTGCAAGGTCTCTATCGGCCTTTCGTAGAGTAAGTGTAGGGTGAGGGTTCGCTTCGGCATTGACTGCCAATCTGTTTATATCTGTCTCGTCCTTATACTTCGGATAGTTACCTAGAGGGTCTAGAAACCCTATAGTCTGTCTATCGCCGTCCATATTGTCTGCACTCAAATAAGAAGGTACACCAGGCAAAGTCCCCATAATGATAGGTGTCTGAGCCTCCCCGCCGTCAGAAAAGAAACCTACAACCCATGTGCCTTCGACAGGCCCTAGGGGAGTTTGCCCCACGCCTGATATAGTCGCACTTGTGATAGGGTTCATAGGGTGAGCCCATGGTAGGTCGGCCGTCGGTAGTTTCTCTAGATTCTCTGTATGTAACCCTAGACAACGAACTCTCACACGCCCTAAGTACTTCGGGTCGTTTCTATCTTCAACAACGCCAACGAACCATGTGAATCCGTTTCGTCCCATAAAATTTTTCTGCATAATTCCTTTTCTCCTGCCGATACCCTGCCGACTTTAATCCGTTCGGAAGCTGTTATTTTCGAGCATTTTTTGCTTGACAGCTCTCTAATACTATGTTAATATATACACTACTACAAATCATTCATTTCCTCTGTATTATCAAGGGTTTCGAACCTACGCTTTTTCGTTGGATTCAGATGTAATCCATGCCTATTCGAATAATGTAAACTATCATTATATTCGATTTTATCACTAAAAGGTGTTCTACTATCCCCTATTAGGTCATTACTGCGACCACCAAATATACTCGTTATAACACTTTCTAGAGCCATTGTCAAGCGTTTTATTCTGTTCATATGGCTATTTATACTGCGAATCTGAGAATTTTGTGCTTGACTATTGGGTGGATGTCTGTTATAGTCTATTGGGAAAAATCTTCTAAGAGTCTGTGGGAATGAGATTAGAAGTCTTTATCGTAGGCTTGAATATCCTCATATTGAGCGTTTTCGTTATTTGCGATACCTGTAAAGTTTCGTATACTTTGACCAGGTAACGTCTCTCGTACGGAGTCTTTTCTGCACTCTAGAATCATTTTATAGTCTTGTTTTGTAACTCTGTGTCTTACTTTGGTAATGATATATCTTCCACTATACTGCGGATCATATGTCTTTTTATCACTTGTCATACCTTCCTC